GTAAGTTCTCGTATTGACCTTTGGTTATGTAAGCTGGTTTTTGTGAATCGGGAATTTCGGGCGGCTTGTCGGCATCTATTTCTGCCTGAGTCTTTTTCTTGATCTTTACCTTTTTGGGCTTGCCTTTGTCGTCGAGTTCTTCGATCTCGATTTTATCAACGGCGTCGTTGGCTTGCCCTTCGATTATATACTCACCCTCTTTGGCTTGTATTGCGAAATCACAATCTGCACAGACACCCGTTCTTAAAATTTTCCCGTCTTGATTATATATGATAATATTTTTCATTTTCTTATTTCCATACCTACTAATGATCGATTTTTGTAATACACAAATCCTGTATAACCGGGGTCGTAGCAGGATATATCAAGATCGTAAGTATGTGCCCCCCCGGCTGGTGTATGGATAACTGTTGCCGCAAATGATCTGTATACGCCCTGACCAGATGCTGGTTCCCCGCATAGACGAGTTGAATAAACAGTAGAAGTGTTGTCGAGTTGAATGCGAATATCTACCTCGGCATCTTCGGAGACATAATAACATAAAGAAAATATCAAAAGGACAGGAGCTCCATGTGTTGTAAAAGAAATAGTTTGCGCTGTGTGCCAATTTGTATCTGTATGATTAGTTGCTGTTGACGTATAATTACCTGTAGGTACTGTGACTGCATTGCCTTCTATTTTTAGAGTTGTCACATTTAAATCTTTTATCTTTCCGGTTGTAACGGCAAGGTCATCTATATCGGCAGTCCCGACTCTGAGATATCCAGCCAGGATTACCCCGATATTCGCCCCAACCATTGCATTGACCGGATAGGCAACGCCGTCAATATTGCGGCACATATACCACATGCCAGACGCCGTCGCTGTCGTTATCAGGTTCGTCGTCTGGAAGGTAGTCGTGAAATTCGGGTCCCAGTATATGAATTCATCGGTCGTATCATCCGCCGTTATTTCATAAGTCGTCCCGCGATACCTGAAAGTAATCGGATAGTCGCCATCGGTAGCCGACCATGACACGGTATCGATATCGTCGCCGGTGAATGTCAGATTGCTCGGCCACGGTATTTCTATGTCCGGCTGCGGCGGCATTATTTGCGATACCAGATCGCTCATTTCCGCCCGGGTAATCGGACCGGTCGTTCCGGAGGCGGGGCCGGGCCAGATATAATTGGCGTTCGGATTGCCCGGATCGACCGTATCGGAATCGAACAATTCCACATCGTATGTCTCGACGGTAACATCGAAGAAATTTTCCATCGTCGGCTCGATGCCGATTATTCGGCGAAGTTTTATATCGCCGGCTGCTCCAACCGCAACCAGATTGTCCTTCAGCGGCGTTACGTCCCAGCTTGCAGTCGCCGTAATTACATCTGCGAGCACGGACTGGACCGCGTATGTGTCCGTGACTACCGATTCGGTGATTGTATTCCATGACCTGATGTGTATAACATCGCCGGCGGTAATTTCACTCTCGGCGTTTCTGTCAACTGTGATCGTATCGGCGGTCGAGCTGACCACCCGGAAGGCGTGCCCCCAATTGGCCGGCCGGGACTGCAGACGAATGACATGGCCCAGTTTATACCGGAAGGCGTCTTTGTGAATGCGGAATTTGTTTATATTGCGGATAAGATGATTGCGCTCGAGCAGATAGTGGGCAAGATGTATCGCCGGGCCTCGAGTTGTTATGCCGACGCCTTCGACCGTGACTATATTGCGGTATCCGCCGGCGTCCTCAGAGCAGAACTCCGCCGATGTCCGCTCGTATCCCTGCATCGCATCGGAGTACATGACCTCAACAACACCGGCCAGCTCGGATGCGACTACCCATGAATTCTTCCATGACCCATCAATGATATTGTCCATCGTGACCAGGTCAATCGGGTCAGTAACAACATCGTCAATCCACCCGGTCAGTATGTGGCCGTCCCAGTAAATATGTGCCCGGCCGGCTGCCGCTATGTCCTGTGCGAGTGTATAGGCGTCCGTGAACTCTTCGATGATCAGATTGCATGCGCAGCGGGGTTCCGTGCCGCCGTAGCCATCGAGAATTTCTTCATCGCAGAATTGTGCCCATGCGTAAAAGAACACCAGGTCAAGGTACGATGGGTCGATGCCCTCGTAGCGGTCGATTGAATACGGTACGCCGCCGCCGTTTCCCGCGATGATAGGCTGGGTCAGGATGTCCCAGACTACCCATGCGCGGTTGTTGCTGTACTCAAGCGTCCAGCTCGTGCCGTCATATACGTTGATTATGCGGTCCTGGCGAACCACCTTGACATCGAGAGATCCGCTGAGCTTGCTCGTGGCGACGGCCTTTATCCCGACAAGCGCCTTGCCCGGCCGGGTGAATGCGACATCGACAACCTCACGAATAGAACGAAGATAAGTATTATCGACGGTCCTTCCACGTCCATCGGCCGTTGATCTATTAAATTTTAACTCGTATTGCTTGCCCCGCTCACAGGCAAATCCCTGGTTCGATACTTTATAACGTTTGAACTTGGCCTCAATTTGCGTATCGATTATGGCATCGTCGAAAATCTCCGTCCAGCCACCGCCGATTTCCTGAACATCAATGTAGAAATGTACGAATTGGCTTATCATATCGCCATCTTTGTCGTAGCCTCTCAGCCCGTTCGGAAATGCTATCGTGTATTCGATATCATCAAAAAAATCATTCGGCGTGGTAAAATACGTTGAGGGGTCATCCTGCAACAGCTCAATATTCAGATTGTATTCGAGCTTTGTCTTTTCAAAACCCGGCATTACAGTCTGGTCCATCGTGCCCAGACGCTCAATGATACTAATGCCTCTGAAATTTGTGCTTGGCTGATCGTTCAGATATACTTTATTCGCACCGATCCCGCCGGTAGGACCATCCCCGTGTTCGAGTATTAGATACAGTATCTCCTTATCGCTTGAAACTTCCGTCCATTGCGCTACGATGTTGCCGTGGTGCATATTAAGGCCGTAAGCCCGGGGCCGGGCGATACCTTCCTGCTGCTTTGTCAGCGGATTCCATATGCGGTATTTGGACCCGCCCTCGTCGGCCTTGCTTTCCGGCACATCAGGGCCAAATAGTATGCCGCCCAGATATGCCAGGCCGACCGGCAAGCCAACATAAAATAATATCCATGTAAAAAGTGCCCACATAATTATGCTCTCGAAGTATTCGGATCCAAACCAATCTCGCCGCCCCAATGGGCGGCATTTCCTTTCGCATAACAATCCTCAAATTTACCGGTACAAACGGCATCTCCGCCGGCATATTGACATTCCGGCCCTTTGAACAAACCCGGCAGCGCATAAGGACATGTTTTGCTCGAATATCGTCTAAGCGGAATTTTTTTGATCAGCGGATTGGGAGGCCCGCAGTGTATATTAACATACTCGGTATCACTATCGGCCGTAAGTATGTAAGTAATTTGTTCCAGCTCTGCAATATATTTATCGAGAAAGTCCTCGTGTGCCCTGATTATTTTAATCCAGCCGCCATAACCGCCCTGCGTGAGATTGATTTTATCCTCTAAAGTGTAACCGGCATCCTGCACAACGCTCAATATTATGCGCGGTATCGAACCATCGCCCATCGCCGGTTCTATGTTGATCTTGAAATTGTTTTTCGTATAAGTATCACCGGCATAATTAACATCAACCGTATTGCGTGCAATGCGAATAATTTCATATCCGGGTATATAAATATCGCACAACCACAACCACGCTCCGCCCGAGTACGGATCAATCAGAGCAGCGTGCATCGCAGGCGGCATTAATTCGTAACCTATTCTTATATGCGGGGCCTGAAGCGAAGCGTCCAAAGCCAATACCACCGGTGTAACGGTCTTTGGAATTGTAACGGTCGGGGCCTGAAGCACCGCTGTAAGTGCTAAATCCGAAACGGAATGCGTGAAATCGTAATTGATCACCGGGGCCTGAAGCGCCGCCGCCAAAGCCAACGCCGAAACCGAATGAATATAATCGTAATTAATCGCCGGGGCCTGAAGCACCGCTGTAAGTGCTAAATCCGAAACGGAATGCGTGAAATCGTAATTGATCACCGGGGCCTGAAGCGCCGCCGCCAAAGCCAACGCCGAAACCGAATGAATATAATCGTAATTGACCGCCGGGGCCTGAAGCGAAGCCAACAAAGCGATTGACGATGGCGTAACGATTGTGCTCAGCGTGGCGATCGGCGCCTGCAGCGTCGCCGCCAGTGCCAACGCCGAAACCGAATGAACATAATCGTAATTGATCGCCGGGGCATGAATCGCCGCCGCCAGGGCAAGCGCTGAAGGGGTTATAGTAACATCCAAAGAGCCATAAACATCAATAATACCTCCAGTCCAATAAATGTCACCGAATCCAATCCAGTTCTCTGCATCTTCTGTTGAATTGATAACTACCCGAACATAACGACCTTCTTTGTCGGTTGTATCAATTTCATGCCAATCGAACGGGTCATTGTCCTGCCATGCGGAAATACCTGTTTTTACAGCAGACCCCCAATCAATTCCATCTGCTGATACATAAATATCTATATCAATTGGGTCTCTTGGTGTAAAGGAGCGGCCTCTAACTTTTGTAATATTATAAGAAAAACCCAAATCTAAAATAAACCAATGAGTTTCATTTACAGAATGAGACCAATAACCAGTTCCATCAAGAGCATCAGCAAGGTCTCCTGTACCACCATCCTCACCGCAATGGCTGTCATAATGACTACTATTTATTCCTATCCAATCAGCCATAATTTTTCAACAATCGTAAATGGAACACCACGTGTGGTATCCCACTGTGGTCGAAAATCTTATCCGCTCGCCGCCTGCATCAAATCCATCGTTATCTTCCACAGCCAGCCATTTGTCTTATTCCGGCCGGCGAGCCGGCAGTCCGGCGGCCGGGTGAATATTACTTCATACGTGGTCGAATCCTGGTCGCACTGCCAGTAGAACGGGACATCTTTATTCGCCTCGTAAAATGTCATTATGCTGTCCTTGTCCGCTTGCGAGACGCCGTCGAGAGTATAATGCCAGGGCTGCGGATCGAACGTGAACAGCTTATTGATTACTGGATAGCCGGATGATGTGCTGGCTATATTTACGGCATCGCCGCTCTTTGTAACCGTATAGCCGTCAGCGCTCGGTGCTCTTGATAATACTGGAAAAGTGTTCATCGCAATCGGCTGTGTGCCCTCCTGTACGGACCGTTTGTTTCGGCCGCTCTTATGGATATATCGATAATCCTCTGATCGCCGAGCATATACTGCTGAGTATCGGTGACTTCCAAACCAGTGCCGTTATTGTACATATTGACGGTGATATTGCCACCGCCGGCGCCGGCCGGGATTATCGTTTCACCTTCGTGAGCGATGATCGGAACCTCGCCCGGCTGCAATCCGACGATCCCGCCTGAGCCGAAACGCGGAGCGCCGGCAAAAACGGATGGATTGACTGTTCGATACGCACTGGCATGGCCTACCTTGCCGCCGGCGGCGTGCGCCGGATAAACCTGGCCGCCGGAACCGTCCGAAACCATGCCGCCCGGAGTAGTGCCGCCACCGCCGAAAAGCGAACCCAGGCCTGAAGAAAAAATATTTCCCAGGACGTTGGCCGCCGGCTGAATAAATGCTATCCGCATCGCAGACCAGTAAATCTCCTCCAGAACGCTCTTGAAATGCTCGCCCCAGTTATCGATATCGCGCGCCATGCTCTCAAGACCCGATGACAGCGAATCGCGCATCGACATACTGAACTCGTAAGCCCGCTCGGACCACGTTGCAATCTCCCTTCTGATCTGCATTCCCGCCGCTTTGAAGCCGTCCGCCATTTGCCCGGCCTCTTTGTAATACTGGATGTCCAGCTTTTCCCGCTGCTCGTTATACCACTGGTCAACGGCCACCTGCTCGATTTTGTCATCCAGATAATCCGCCTTCTGCTGATCCAAAAGGGCCTTGCCCGCTTCATAGGACCTTTCGCTCATCTTACCCATCTGGTTGTACATCCGGGCCATCGCCTCGGTCCGGTCGTGCATCAGCTTCATTTCTTCTTCAGCTTTTGCTTTGTTTATGACAGTTTCTTCGTCTGCAGCAGTTTTTAATATTTCCGTTCTATTTTCTAAAGACTTGTAATATATTTTGTCCATCTCTTCGAGATCGAGTGTTAGATAGCCGCCTTCCGGTAATTCCCCTTCCGGTAAAACCGTCTTGACTTTGTCCGTATTTGTCGGCGGCGCCCCCATGGTGCCAGCCCCGAAACCACCGAATGCCCCGGGACTGACTCTGACCTTTCCTTTGTTCTGCTCTTTTATAAAATTATCATAGACCGGTTCGAACTCGTTTATTGCCTGCCTTGTTTCACGGAAGCCTGAAGCTATCTCGGCCAGGCCGTTACCCAATGTAGTTATAAACCATTGCCACGTATCCTTGTTATTATTCAGTGATGTCACGATTTTGTTCATGGATTCCATAAACGGCCCGCCCAGCTCGACGGACATTTCGTGTACGTTGGCTTTGAGCCGCTTAACTTGATTCGCATAGCTTTCGGACGTCCGAAGGGCATCGCCCTGAGCATCCGCCGTACCGGACATAATCAAAGAATATCGAAGCTGTACCTTTTCAAGATCGGTCAGCTCCTCGTAACTCTTGGCCATTCCCTGATTATATGCAGCCTGTTTTATGGCATTTTCACTGATGATTATGCCGTATTTACGAACGGTTTCGTGATTACCGACAAGTGCTGAAGTGAAATCCCGAATAACATCGGCATCGGCTTTGTTATTGAAACTCGCAACATCGACCGCAAGACTGGTCAGGCTCTTACCTAATTTATAAGCCTCTTCACGTGCTATCCCGAGCGGAACGAACGTATCCTGAAGACCAGCCATCCATTCTTCGACATCCTGCGTGGAGCGACCAACGGAGTCACCGAATTCCTCTGCCCATTGGGCGGCTTCATGTCTGAGATCCTTAAAGACTGTTTCAAATTTGGCATGTATTTCTTCGGCCGCCGATGCATTTTCTATCATCTTTTTCGTCAAATAGCCGAACCCGCCCACGCCGGCAAGCATTAAGACGCTGCGTGCCATTCCGAGCATCGCCTTCTGCGTCTTCAGTGTTTCACGTTGCATTCCGTACATGGAATTTCTCGCCCGTTTCGTGCCTTTCTCGAAAGCGGTCGAATCGCATTTGAACATTGCAACGAGATTTTGTATGATAGCCATCTATTATTTTCCGCTTATTATTTCATCCGGCGGACCGAGAATCGCATCCAGTTTCGACTCAACGTCGATCTTTTTTTTGGGCGGACTACTTACGCCCGTGTCCCAGCTAATCGGCTCGATATTCGCAAACACGATGATCTCCTGCATCTGCCTTGCGTTTAAGACCGCAAACATAAGGTCCGGGTGCGGATAGCCGCAGTGCAATGCCAGCCGCCAGAAGAACCTCAGTCTGTGGTCTCTCCTGAGTTTTTTTCCGAATCCTCAAAAGCATCGACCTCATCGAGATTAAGATTCGTAGCCGCATCGAAAATCCTGTTCAGCGGTGCGGGATCCTTTTTGCCGAGCTGCTTTATCTGCTCGGCCGTAAACGCCGGCTCATAGGTTTCCGGATCGAGAATCGAAGCGACAATGTACGCCAGCTTGAATTCGGCGTGATCCATCATCGAGATATCCATTTCGGGCGTATCCTCTTCGGAATCGCCGCCCAATAGTTCGCCTTTTTCGGTCGGTGAATCAGTTGTCACTATTCTCGGCCGGTCGTCTTTTTCTTCCGCCTCTGGCCGTTTTCGCCTCTTGTCATCGAACCATTCGAAAAGCCTTATCCTGTCAAGCGCCCCCATTGTGCCTATAAGGACTTCAGCATCTTCTCCCCATTCGGGAACGAGGACTGTCGCGGTTCTTTTGTCCCGTGCATTCAGGATATCCTGCCCACTTAAGAACATATCATTTCCTTTCTAATTTTTTGCCGTTACGCCGGCGTGTACGTCAGTGCTCCGGAAAGCTGGAAAGTCACGCTGAACTGCGCGTGTCCACCGTCGGCCGGGCCGCCCGCCGTCTCTAAATTGACAATCAGTGCAGTAATCGACTTGGTCGATCCGTTGACGTAGGTAATCAGCAGCGTGCCGGAAGTGCCGGCGTCGAAGTCGGTCTGCAGGTTGTAATACGTGCCCGCGACGTCGCCGTCGAATACGGTCTGAAACGTCACCTGTCCCCGCTCGATCCCGCTCGACAGATACTCGGCCGATTCATCGGTCGAATCGGTGGTGAATATCTTTATCAGCGACCGGCTCTGATTGGCCTTTCCGACGTCCTCGATCTCGCCTATGAGATTGCCGTTGAAAGATACGGTCGTACCGTAAATTTTCATTGCGTTCGTTGCCATTTTTTGACTCCTTTATTTAGTTTTTTATTCCCTGTAAGAAATAACCACATCTACAAATTTTCCGTACCTGACGGCACTCTCAACCTCGCCTGTGTACGGGACATCACCCATATTCTCTATCCGCACGGCTAATATTCCTTCGTTGGCGAAACCCGCATTGTCGAAGCACCTTTTGACCGCGGCGGCAAGCCGGCTGGTGACTACACTCGTCGGCGACCAGCACGTAATCTGGAACCTGTAATCGATAAGTTCGGGACCATCGCACGAATATTCCGTCGGAGATCCGATTTGCTGATAAACAATCGCCGCCGTCCGCAAACCCTGGGGCAAATACATCGGATAAATCCGTTCGCCGACAATATCCGATATTGCGGGATAGTTTTTCAACAGCGACAGCAAATCGGTCTCAATCATCTCGCTTTAATCGCCTCCCGCAACAAGCCAGTGCGTAGCGCATCGGTTAATATTCTCATGCGTTCATTTCGCGTTGACTCCGCCGCCGACCTTGCAAAAGAAATCGGCGGGACATAAGTGTCACCGGCCATGTGCCCGTACTCGATTGCCGCCGGGATATAGTGTCTCTCTTCCTGACCTCCGAGCGCTACGACTTCCCCAATCCTTAAATTTCCAAATCCTTCAGACCGCCTCGCAAATAAGTCATCCCTATCAGCTCTAATCCACACACCCATTCTGTACGAACCTCTTTTTTGTTTTTTGGTTGCCCTGAGTATGAGGTTGCGGGAAATCAGTTTTCCCATATTGCCGCCGACTATTGACAAGGCATTGGCCTTAGCTTGTCTTAACATTAAAGCGTGTCCTTTGCGTACCGCCTGGCGAATTACCTTTTTCTCAAGCCGTGCTGGCAATGTCCTGAGCTTTACTTCGAGCTCTTTCGCACCTTCGATTTGAAAACTCATATTCATTACTAATCCGCCGTTTCCACGCACAGCATTCTTATTTCTATATTGGCCTCATCGATATTGCGGACATCCTTAACATCGAATATCCTTGACCCGTAGACGACCCGGTCGGTCGGCATGGCCCCGGAAACATCCGATGAATACCTGACAGTTAACTCGTGGCTCATAGTCGCCTGAACCTGCTGGGCGGCGTTGCGCTCACGGCCGGAAAGCGTCCTTATTTTCGCCCATACCACCGCGTACTCGGTATAGCTCCTGATCGGCTCACCGGTCAGCGATGATTCCAGATCGGAATCCAGCGACTGCATGGATATCCGCTTATTCATCTCGGCAATGGGCGTCTGCTTAAATGCCATTAGAATCGAGCCCCATCGCGATCACATCGACCTGCATCGTGTTCGTGCCGGTGCCATCATGCTCAATGTACAGTTTCGGATTGGTCGTTATGTCCAATCCTGCCGCGCTCGGGTCGTTCCATAAAATCGCATCTCCACCGGGCGGAATATTTTGCTGATCGGAAGTGCTTTTCCATATATCAAGATCGTTAGAAGCTCCGCCGCCAACATGAAGTGTCGCATCGGCCGAATTGTTCTTGACATACAGGAACTTCAAAGCTTCCATTGTCAGGTCCCGATTGAATACATCCAGTAGTGTCCCTGATGCGTACAGATCCAGCGCGGCAGTGGCCGCGTCCGCCAATGTAGTCGAATCGGCATACACCACATTCACTGCCCTGGCACCAGTACCGTAAGCCCAGTTTCCAGCCGTTAGGACTACCCTTTCCTGCTCTTCGGACAGGTCACCGGCCAGATAATGAACAATGTGCATATCGACGCCGGCCCTGCCGCTTATTCTCGTTGTTCCTACAGACATAATTATCCCTTTCAAGTATTCTTAAACGTTTACCATTCTTTTCTGCCACAAAAGGCTCTTCGCCGATTGCGGAATTTCACTCATGTCACCACGATTGATGTAAAGGTGGTGGACTATCATCTTGATTGCCGCTTTGATATCCTCCGGCACCGCCGCGGCCAGGCCGTAACCGGCAGTATAGGTGATTGTCACCGCATCCGTGACCGACCGTACCGATGGCCAGTAATAATTGTAAGCCTCGGTGATCCGGCCGGGCCCACCGCCTGTGCCCGTACTGACACGGTAATACGCGGCATCAAGCGTCTGCTCGACGCCGCCGGTATCGATGTATTTAATCGATGTAACGCTTACCAGCGGCGGAAACGGCGGCGTGATAATCAGCGGGAACGAATCGAGATACATCGTTCGCGTCCGCGTGATGTACGTTCTGGACTGAAATTCCTCCGCCCAGTCGGTTGCCGCCAGCATCATCTGCGCGATAATTTCGTCCTCGTCCGACGAGTCCACCCGCAAGTGCGTTTTCATTTCGACCAAATCAATAGGACACGTCCCGCCGGAACCGCTCTCATACAGGAATGAAATCGAGACCGGGACGATCTGCTCTGTGTATACAACGTTAAGACTGCCAGTTTCCTTCGCGTACAGACTGTAACTGACGCCGTTAATCCAGGCCGCTGCCGCTATCTCCAGTTGCCATAACGCACCGCCCTTGTATGTCGATGCGCCTGCCGATGCTTCCGCCGCCTGCCACGTTTCGTCGGCCGCTCGATACCATTTGCCGGAATTGTCGCCGTTTAGTGCGATTAAATAAAAGTTGACAGTCCCCGCAGTAATAGCCGCGCCAGTTGCCTTGGCTATTACGTCTAAGGACATCGTATTGGCCGCCTCAGCGGTATATGTTTGCATGTCAAACCCCTAATCAAGCCAAAATAGTAACCAGTAACGCCATGACCTTTTCTGTGTAGATGACATTCAGGTCACCCGTTTCCTTTGCATAGAGATTGTACGTAACGCCGTTTATCCATGCCGCCGCCGCAATCGAGAGCTGCCATAAAGAACCGCCCTTGTACGTCGCCGCCCCGGCCGAAGCCTCGGCCGGCTGCCAGCTCGAATCGGCGGCCCTGAACCACTTGCCGGCGTTGTCACCGTCGACAGCTATCAGATAGAAATTGACGGTACCGGCCGTAATAGCCGAACCGGTGGCCTTCGCAACAACATCCAGCTTAACCGTATTGGCGGTAGCCGCGGTATAAGTCTGCATGATATAAGCTCCTTACCTTACGCACTGGCTAATGTTATGATCCCGGCCGCATCCCATTGAAGCGTGAACGTGCCCGCGGCGACGGTCTTGGCACCGCCGAAATCTATCGAGCAGATAGGGTTGTCATCGCCCGTGGTATCGTCCCAGATCACCGCCGCATAAGCTGTGAAGGTTGCCGCCGCCCATGCGCAATCCTCGGCATCCCATTTAGTTGTTGCGCCAACCGTAACCGCCATGGCCGTTAAGGTTTTGCCGCCCTGCGTGTAGTTGCCCGCAGCCGCCAGCTCATTGGTCGTACTATAAGTGGTTGCGGTCGCCGTGAAATCGTGCGAATCGTCATAAAGTGCGACCTTAATCGTATCAGCCTCAAGGTCGACCTCCTTATTCATTAGATTCGCCAAGAAAATATTGTAAATCCCGCTCGATCCCATCTTTTTATCTCCTTAAAATGTTTTTTTGGGCAATAAAAAAGCGGCAATATGAGAGTATGGTCCCATACGACCGCTTCTTTATTCTTGCCTCACTCACCGCCTGGCCTGGCGGTTAGCGAACCCGTTATTCAATTGTCTGAAATGTTAATGATTCAGTTTCAGTTGCATTTATTTCCGTCTGCATCGGTATATTGGATATGTCCCTGCCGGAAAGTTCGAACAAAAACCGGACAAACATCTCGGTATCGACCCAGCCGTATCGTTCGGCTCCCATAATCAATGTCAGCAGAAAATCCTTCGTCAATCTCTGTTTCAGCGGATCTTCCTGCATACCGCCCGGCGGTTGCGGCTTCGCACCCATCTTCATACACGGAACGTGAACGATCACATCGGTGCCGCCGCTGTCGTTCCGGATCTCCTCGGCCGTCGCCCTGACTACCGGGACGCCCACCGGATTCGACATCGCATCGACTATCTTATCGCCAATTCTGATTTTCATCTTTTTCCTTTCTTTATTAGTAAAAACGTAAACGGTTTCGATGTCGTAAGATCAACCGCGGGTGCGTTCAATGTCGAGACCAG